ATATTGAAACACAACCAATGATGGAAAGTGAAGAAGAAGAAGAGGTTGCTGTTGATGCAGTTGTTGACGGTTCTGGTATTGAGCCAGAAGCAGAAGTTGCAGTTGACGCTCCAGAGGGTGGAGAAGAGGAAGTATTTGACGTAACAAAACACAAAGAACCAGAACTGGACATGACTGCTGGTTTTGAAACAATGGGTGCTGGAATACCTAAACCAGATGGTGCTGAAGTAACAACTGTTGAAGTAACTAAGGACAGTGTTAAAGTTGAAATGAACGAATCTGAAAGAAAGGTGAGAAAATACATTCAAAATTATCTACAAGAAATGGCTGGAATGAAAAAACCATCTTTGAATGAGGATAAGAAATCTGAAGCAATGAAAAAACTCGATAAAATGATTGAGAGTCAATATGCATTGTTTGAAAGTGTTCTTGCTGACAGTCCAATTGGTAAAATGTTGAACAAGAAATAACATAAATCAAAAAAATGTTAAAAATGACAGTAATTTGTTTTACTGTCATTTTTTTATTATTGACATTCTCAGTATTTATAGGAAAAGGAAGCGATTATGATTACGGATGATGATTTGAAATTGATTTACGTTCTAAAAATTGGGTACAACTCCAAAGAAGAGGGATTATATGAGTTTATTTTCTCAATAGACGAAACCAATATTGAATATGAGGATTGGTTGTGGGATATGTCGCCAGCGTGTGATAATGCAGAGCCACCACATAAAGATTATATAGATTCAATTTTTAGTTTAAAAACTAAGTCGTTTGATTTGGTTTGTCTTCACGAAGCAGTGGATAGAGCATATATGCATGGTTATCACAATATAATTGCTTTGGCATATGAAGATATTGATAATGAATGTGGAAATTTAAGTGAAGATGGTTTCAATCAATATGAAGACATGTTTGAGGAAAAGGAAGAACCACCTGTCCTTGTTTTTCACTATGGAGTTACATTAAAGAAAGTTAAAGAATTACTCTATGAAAGAAAAATCGTGTTAAAAGATAATGAGTTCGTTGAGAGTTCAAGTGTTGATTTAAATTAGAGCCTATCTCACCATTTGGGAGAACAGGATCGAAGCACGGCATGTCAAGATATGTGTCGTGCTTTGCTATTTTACTGACTTCCTTGTATTTATTATAAAACGATTATATGCAGCTTGAAGAGAAATCTCCAAACATACTTCCAGAACACGTTCCAATAATCCCCTACGATCCGAAACATCAGAAGATGAAGGACGAGAAGAGGAAGTTGGAGAAAGCGTTGCGAAAAGAAGGTAAGTTACCTGAACCAATTATTGTTACACAAAATCGTGGCGTTCAAAAGGTTAGTGATTTAAATGGTGCAGAGCGTGATTACGAAATAATTCATTGTGCGTCCGATCCAATGTATTTTATCGAAACATATTTAACCATCTTTGACCAAACACAGGGTGATGGTGGGATGATTGTACCATTTGCACTTTTCCCCTTTCAAAAAGAATTGATTGAAACGTATCTCGATGAACGTTTTGTTATCGCCAACAAGTATCGTCAGGCAGGTATTTCAACGACAACCTGTGCATATATTGCATGGTACGTAATGTTCAAATCACACAGAAGTGTGGCTATCGTTGCTGATAAACTTGAGACTGCTCGTGATGAATTAATGAATGATGTTGTGGACTTCATCGATGGGTGTCCAGATTGGTTGAGACCTCATCCTGATGTGAAAGACACTCAGAAATTGAAGAGATATGATAATGGTTGTCAGCTAAGTGCATTCTCATCAAAGGGTCTTCGTGGTTATACACCAACCCTATTGTTTTGGGATGAAACTGCATGGACAGAGAAATCAGATAAATTCTGGACATCTGCAAAACCAACTCTACAAACTGGTGGTCGAGCAATCATGGTATCTACACCAAACGGTCTCGATCCCGTATTCTATAAAAACTTCCAAGGTGCAAGACAAGAAGAAGACCATCCATTTAAGGCTGTTGAGTTGTGGTGGTTCAACGATCCACGTTACAACAAAGGATTGAAATGGGTTAAGAATAAGGGAAGAGAGAATGCAATTGAACAAATTGATACTGGTTGGTCTGAAGGACAACGAATAATGATGATGGATGATGGATGGCAAGCAACATCTCCTTGGTTTGAAATGGAAGTTAAATCGGCTAATGGTGATATGCGTAAGATCGCACAGGAGATTCTTTGTTCATTCCTTGGTTCAGGTGATAACTTCATTGCTGAAGAATTTCTAAGAAGAATTGAAGAGAACGAGATTCAACCATTTTTACGTCAAGAATATACAGACATGAATTTTTGGATTTGGGAAGACCCATTGGCTGGTGAAGAATATTTAATGGCGATTGATGCTTCACCGGGTCACGGTGAGGATAATTCAACAATTAACATCCTTAAAGTTCTGAATCTAATTGAAGAAAGGGTTGTGGAGAAAAATGGTGTCCCCACGAAGATTAAGCATAAAAGACAGAAAACTGAACAGGTTGCAGAATATTATGGGAAAGTAACTCCACAATTACTTGCTGAGATTGCATATCAATACGGTAAGAGATACAATAATGCATATGCTGTTGTCGATATCACTGGTGGTTATGGTGTCCAAACAGTCGAGAAATTAATCGAGATTGGTTATGGTGGTGAATATGGGAAAGAAATTGAGCACGTTCACTATGCCGAAGTTACTCATAAACCATCAAGAGATAGACTTCAAGGATACATTAAAAAGGGACAGAAAATTATGTCTGACGGGGCGTTAGTGCCTGTCGATCTCATACCCGGTTTCTTCATTGGACAAAACAGACCATCCGTGCTGGTTGAAATGCAGAGAGCTATCCATATGGAGGATGTTATCATTAGATCGATAAGATTGTTGAATGAGTTAAAGACGTTCGTTACGGTGGCTGGAAACCGTGTTGCTGACCACAAGAGATCATTTCATGATGACTCAATTATGGGATTAGCAATTGGATTATATGTGTTGAATTTTGACATGGCACGTTTTAAGCAAAACAAGGGTGCTACTAAAAAAATGTTAGATGCTATGATCATGGTAAATGATCCTCAGAAGATGGCTGAAATGAAAGCAAAGGAAGAGGCAGCGAAGGTTGCTAAAAAAATTCCACAATTTTCCGACAATAGAGGAAATTTGGATTTACAACGACATGTCGCAAATGCATGGTTGTTTCATGGGATAAAAGAAAAATAAAATGTATTTATCAGAAAGGCAACTTTTCGATAAAAATCAAGTATTTATAAAAAACTGTAAAATTTTATAAAATGGCAGAACAAGATAAAAGGGGTACAATATTTCAACAACTAAATAATTTCTTTAATTTAGATGGTTTCGGCTTTGCTCCTATCCAAAGAGATGTGGATAACACCAAAATTATTATCAGAGGTAATACACCTGACGATATTAAGAGAAAAGCATTAGAACTCGAACAGCAGAAGAAAATACAAGATAAGTATTTTCGTACCACAGATAGGGGATTCCAGAAAGCACTTCAATACGAAGCTGCTCGACTTCCAGCATATATTGATTATGAAGGTATGGAATATTACCCAATTATTTCCTCCGCACTTGATTTATTCATGGAAGAGGCAACAACTATTGGTCAAAACGGAAAGATGCTTAACATCTATTCAAGTAAAGAAAGAATTAAATATTTGTTGGAGGAATTTTTCTATGACATTGTTAACGTGAACGTTAACCTACCATTCTGGACAAGAAATTTAACCAAATATGGGGATAACTTTGTCCTTCTTTATGGTGAGAGAAAGAAAGGTATCACACACGTTAAACAAATGGTTAACTACGAAATAGAAAGATTCGAAAGAATCCAAAAAGGAAAACCAAGTGTTAAGTTCAAGGAAAGAATGACGGGGGATGAGTTTAATATTTTTGAAGTAGCTCACTTTAGATTGTTGGGTGACGACAAGTATCTCCCATATGGGTCGTCTGTATTGAATAAAATTCGTAGAGTATTTCGTCAGCTTGTAATGGCTGAAGATGCGATGCTTACCTATCGTATTATTCGTGCTGGTGAGAAAAAAGTATTCAAGATCGATGTTGGTAATATCGATGAAGAAGATATTGAAGAATACGTAATGAAGGTGGCAACTAAGTTTAAGAAAACAATGGATGTTGCTCCAAATGACGGACAGATCGATTATCGTTTCAATATTTTAGGTAACGATGAAGATTATTTCCTTCCAGTACGTAACGCAAATACCCAAACAGGAATTGAAACGCTACCCGGTGCAGACAATCTTGACCAGATTCAAGATATTGAATATTTGAGAGATAATTTATTCACTGGACTTGGTGTACCAAAACCATTCCTTTCATTCCAAGACGCTGCTGGCGGTGGAAAGAACATGGCACAATATGACATTCGTTTCGCTAAAAAGATTAATCGTATTCAGCAATCACTTATTCAGGAATTGAATAAGATGGCAATGGTCCATTTATATTTAATGGGTTATACAAAAGAGGATATGAACGATTTCCAATTAACATTAACAAACCCATCTACACAACAAGAGATGTTGAAATCTGAGTTGTTCCGTGAAAAAGCACAAACTTATACTGAGCTTACTCGTGGTGAAAACGGTATTGCTGCAATGTCACATACATTGGCTAAACGTACTGTATTCAATATGACTGACAGAGACATCGTTGAAGACCTTAAACAACAAAAGATGGAGAAGGTTGTTAATCAAGAACTTGCTGATGCACCAGTTATCATCAAACATTCAGGACTTTATGTTGATATTGATAAGAAGTTTGCTGATGAAGAATTGGCTGCTGCTGCCGAAAGTGGTGGAACTGGTCAAGAAGGTGGAATGGATGATGGCGGTTTACCACCAATGGGCGGTGGTGGTGAAGGCGGTATTCCACCACCAATTGAGGGAATGCCAAATCAAACCCCAGCAGACTTACCTCCTATTCAAGTTGAGGGTGTAATGTCAGAAGTGGATTACGATAAACATGTTGAAAAATTGGTGTTTGGTAAAAATACACCACATCAAAAATCTGTGAAGCAAAAGGAATTGCTTAAAGAAAATGATGATAAGAACGATGATCTCAACAAGAAAGCCATTAATATGGTCGATGAAATTGACTCTTTAATTGGGGAGTCTGAGTCCATAAATAATAACTTTATCAACGAAGCGGAAGATGTTGATACTGAAATACTTGATGACATCGACTTAAATGAGATTGATTTGGGTAAAGAAGAAAAATAAGCGTAGAATAACATTTACAGTAAATTACAGTATTTATAAGAAATCACATATAATTATATGAAAAACATTAATATTGGAGTAGCAAATCTGGTTGTTTCTAACCAATTAAGAGAATCAATGTTCGATGATTCTTTGTTAATGGAAACGAAGAACACTGCATCTAAGTTTTTCGATGTGGTTAAAAACTCACCACTTCTATTGGCTGAATTTAAAGTGTTCAGTAATATCGAAAATCAATATATTACTAATGATGCTCTTGCATTAAAATACATCGAGGATGGTATTAAGATGTTTGAAACATATACGTTGGAAGATGTTGCTGTTGAACACGAGAAATTAGTGCCTTTTATTAATGAAAGTGTCTTTGACGATGAAAGAGTTGCATTATATGAATCAATATCAACATTGATTGCGGAATCACTTAGTATAAGTGAAAATGTTGATATTAATAAAATGCATGACGCATTCAGCGTAGTTATGTCACACCTCAATAAACCAAAAGAAAAGGAAAATTCAGATACTGGTTACATTAACGAAGAAGTTATCGAAATTGCCATCAACAAATTTAATGAGAAGTATGATGGTATGAACGAAGAGGATGTTAAGCTATTCAAACAACTTGTTAATGCTGGGGACAGTGAAAAAGAAACTCTCTTTGAAGAATTTAAAGAGGAAAATGTTACTGCACTAACCAAGTTAAATGAGGATAATGTCAGCGATAAGATATCAAAATCTCTTGAGAAGATCAGTGAGATGACGTTTAATGCTGAAACTGCAGACGGTGACATTGTAAAACTTTACGAATTGAGGAAAGGATTGCTTTAAGTCTTTCTATACGCCTCTAATCCCATCAACCTTTCAATTAATTCATTTTGTGGATGACAATCTGATTTGTCTGCACGATAACTTGTATGTGTCCAAACACCTTCTTTACCTGCCATTGCGTTTGCTGAAATACCAGCACCACCATCTGGACTACTTGTACCAACAAATTTTCCATCATCATAAATATAATTAATGTTCCAAATATCACTCATGTAATCTAAATTAATATTTGGGAATTTACCACCGTGTGGTTTATATGTTGGGGCAAGCATTTCTGATTGAAACACCAAAGATAAGATTAAATCTCTAACTGCATTAAGTTGTTCTGTCGTATATGTCTCGAACCCATAGAAACCTCTAAATCCAACGGGATAGTCATTTGCTGCATTATATTCGGTAACATTTTCAACAGGAGTTGCTCCTTTGATTGGTTCCTTTGATTGTTCATCCCCATTTACCATAATGGTAGGATACCATTTTTCATCTGTCGCTTTCACTAATCCACCCCATGAATCAATCTCAATCCCAATTGAATGTTTATTTAATGTTTTATTACTGCTGGTATCAAGACCCAAATGCCACGCCCAGTAATTAGTGTTGAATAGTTGATATATGCCACCATCTCTTGCGATAATGAAAGCAGTGGCAACACGTTCACCTTTATCTCTCCACCATTTAATATCACCCCCAACACTTCCTTTATCTCCACTAACTGTATGATGAAGAACAATCTGATTTTTTGCAGTATCGTCTGTTTGAAAATATTGATCAGATGGGAAATAAATGAATTTATATCTATCGTCCCTTGCAATTGAAAGATCATCTAATTGAGTGATACCATATGCGCTGGATTCGGCAGTGTTTGCTTCAAACTCATCAAACCCACCTTTATTTTCACTACTGGTTTTATTAATAAAATCACCATTTGGATATTCAGCTAAATCATCAACATCGTTGTATTTAAAAATTGCATGATGATCACCACTTACAACATTATACCCAAACGAATATCCTTTAAGTCCCTTTGTTTTATAACCACCAGTGAATGCTTTACCTTCCAATTCATTATTAACATCCCCCAGCACACCAAAGACTTTCAATACATAATCAAGTCCATCTTTCACAACATTACTCTCAGTGCTATTACCGTGCGCCTTTCTCAACTTATCAATTGCTTTTGAATATGTGTCTGCAACGTGGGAGTTGGATGTGCGATAACACAATAATGCAGAGCTTGCAAGTTTAGCACAATTATCTGAAAAATATCGCATATATCTTGCTTGTGCCTTTATCATTATCTCTGGATTGTTTATCATGTTTTGATGAAGAATCGGTCTATTCGTCATGGCAATTGTTTGTGTATTAAGTGTCCCTTTATCTGGTTCATATGACGTAACCGCAAGTGCTTGATCCAAACCAAACGTAATTTTAACGATCTCAGATGTGGTCATAGTATCACCCCCACCACCAAAATTATTCAATATTACACTATAAACCATTAACATCTTAAACCCATTAATTCCAGAGGCAGTATTTGTTTTAGT